CTAAAACTCTTCTTTTTTTATCTTTTCTAATGTATCAATTAATTTATCTTCGTTTCCGTCCATCAAGTGTGAATAAGTGTCTAGTGTCATTTTAATACTTTCGTGTCCTAAACGCTTTGATACAGCTATTATATTCACTCCCTCATTCAACAATATACTAGCGTGACTGTGACGAAAATCGTGAAGTCTTATACTCTTTAATTTATACTTTTTAATTATACTATTTTTACAGCGATGAACGTTAGTCCTGCTAACATTAAAAATTCTTTGTATTTCGACATCATATAACTTGTTAAAATACTCCTGAACTATTTCGCATAAGAAAGTTGGTATTTTAATTGTTCGTATAGAACTTTTAGTTTTTGGAGTAGTTATATATTCTTTCCCCTCAATTTTTTGAAAATTCTTATTGATTCTCATTGTTTTATTTTTAAAATCAAAGTCTTTATAATTTAGGGCTAGTATTTCTCCAATTCTAGCTCCTGTGAAGTATAGCAGATTGAATATTGTATACAGTTCGTAGTTTTTCACATGTTCAATAAATTCTTTAAATTCTTTTAAATTCCACACTTTGATTTCTCCTTTTTCTTTTAGCTTAGGCGAAGTTGTTATTGCTCCAGCTTTTGAAATCGGATTGTATGGCAGATTATAAAATTTAACGGCATAATTCATTACAGCTGACAATTCTTTTTGAATAGTAGCAAAATAACTCTTTTTATAGTTATTTTCAAGCTGTTCATTCTGCCATTTCCTGATGACAACAGGCGTAATATCTCCAATCAACATATCTTTAAAAAAAGGTATTAATTTTAATCTAAATATCTTCTTTTTGTTATTGTACGAACTCATTTTGAGCTTTGTTTCCATGTCTTTCAAATATATTTCTGCAAAATCCTTAAAAAGAATTGTTTCAGCTTTTGTAGACAATTGAGAAAGAAAACTTCTCTCATATTCAGAAGCTTCTTTCTTTGTCTTAAAACCTCTTTTCTTTTTCTTTTTACTAATGCCATTTACTTCCTTGTATCTGAACTCGCAATACCATGTTCCCCTTTCATCATCTTTATATGCTGGCATTAAAATGCACCCCTATTCTATATTATATCTTTCATTAAAATATTTAGCATTTACAACTTTATCATAACACAAAAAGCCTTTATCCTGCAGTTCTTTATTTAAGTCTTTTATAATTTGTTTCGCTCTTTTTTCAGGAGCTTCAAGCATTTTCATAATGTCTTCTTTATTATAAAAAGATTTTTTCTTTTTCATAACAGCACCCCCTAACTTTCGATTATTTCTGTTACATACGGCAGAAAATGTTTATTAAATTTTGTAATTAAAGTTCTTATGTATTTTCTTAATTTGACATCAATATCTAAATCCATGTTAGCGAATTCCTCAACTACTTTAAAGTTAACAACAATATCCTTTAAAGTTTCGAGAGCGTCTGCCGTTTCTTCATCTGCACAAGGCAGGTCATTTTTCCACTTTTTCATATATTCTTCGTTTTTAATATATCTTTTTAAAAAGTACTCCCTGCCTAATATTTTTTCTCTGTATATTTTTTTATCAAAGTTATATTTTGCTTTCATTTCTTCACTGTGGAAAAGAAATGAAGCTCTTGTAATTTGTTCTATTAAGCTTTTTAACCCCTCGAAATTAGAAAGCATGGGATAATTATCCATGCTTTTAATTTTTACTTTGCTGATGTCTAAATCGGAATTAGGAAAAAGACTATGTTCGTTAAGTCCTAGTTGAGTGAACAGCTTGAACTTTTTAATCAAATGCCCTGAAGCTTTATAAACGGAAAAGAGAAACAAATGCACATCAGGATTAGCCTGTATTTCCTTTTTAACATCTTTTTTATCTAATGTCTTTACTTTCAACTTCCTAGCCATTATTATCCCTCTTTTCAAATTCTTTTAACTCTTTAATCGTAAATAATTTTTTTAACCTTTTTCCCTCTTTTACATAACTTTCTGCCTGTTTAGTAGAGATGTATAAGTCGCCATAACTAATAAATACATCTATACTTCTAGCATTATTTAAAATTAAATAACTTAATCCTTCTTCTTTTTTCTGATTTTCATCTTTATTAAAAGAAAAACTTCTATAATATATTATTACTTTGTCTTCCTGTTCTGTTTTTGCTATTTCTATGTTACAGAAAAACCCTTTTCCTATTTCATTTTCTTTGCTTTTTATATAACTATAAAATTTACTCATCTCTACCTATCCTTTCGTGCCATTCAAGGCTACATTGTTTCATATATTTAGCATATTCCAATGCTTCTGATTCTGTTTTAAAATAGTTGCCAAAATCATAGCATGCGTTATCTACTACGCTATACCAATCTTTGTCATTGGATACACTAAAATCTGGAAACATTAAATAATAAATTTCATACTTTTCTGCTCTCCATCTTTTCTTAATTCCATACTTTTCATTGATAGCTTTCACTTTTTCCTCTATCAATGTTTTTTCTCCTGATGTACATATACTTATAATGTCATCTCCTTCTTCATCTCCTCCTCTTATAAAAAGATAATTAGTATCTTTAACAAAGTCAGGGACACCCACCACCTGACATAACTTCTATTTTTTCATCTATAAAATCGTCTCTTTTAAGCACTTCTTCATTTTGCTTTATAATTTTCCATGCCCATTTATCCCAAATAGGCATAAATGCGATCTCAAGTACTGTTTCTTTTTCCATTCTTATTCCTCCTCTTTTCCTTCCAGCCAGTTCAAAAAGTCAAACTGACCTCTCAGATAATGCCATGCCTTGCTGTTTATCTCGACATATTTTATTTTCTTCTCTAGCTCATATCTTTTCTCTTCTAATTCTTTTTTATTTTTCATATTCTATTTCTCCAGTATTACTTCAAGTAAAGTAATTTCAATGTTTAGTTTCTCTATTTCCTGTATGATTTCTTTTTCAACATCATAAGATATTGCTATTTTCTTTTTAGAAATAAGATTTATAAGTTCTTCTTTCTGTTTTATATATATTGATTCAATCTGTTCTTTGCTTAGCATTTATCCTCCAAATTCAACTTTTATTTTTCCTATTTCTTTTTTGATTTTTTCCAATTCTTTTTCTTCCTTAAGCAAAAGAGCATTAAGTAAATCGAATATTAACTCCATTGATTCTGTGTCCTGAAACACAAAATCATTTCCAATGTAGCAATTTTCATGTTTTTCTCCAACTCTTATAACAATTTGAGTTGGAGAAGTCATGTTAGTTGTCTTTTTCCTATTTAGATTCCGTTCTATTTTCTCTTTATCTCCAAATAGACTGTCTATTTTTTCTTTTTCTTTTTGTGTCATAATACCTCCTAAGGCAATCCAACAGCTTCAAGCCAGTCATAATACCCTTCTCTAATTCCTTCTCTTTCGTAAGGTGTGTAGCTCAAATAATTTGCAATATTGTCCAAGCCTTTTTCTTGTTTTGCTGTTATATATTTTCTTGATTTGAAAAAATCTTCAATACTTTTTACAAAGTTAAGAAAAGTGATTGCCTGTTTTTTTGAATCAGCATTTTTTATATTTTTTTTTATATTTTGAATTGCTTTTTTTACATCAAAAGGGAAAATCATCCTCCAAATCTTCCTCGCTTCTTACATTTTTGTTATTTTCTTCGCTCTTAGCACTGTCTACAAATTCAAATCTATCTGCAACAACTTCAAATGTGTTGACTTTTTCTCCGTTTTTATTTTCGTAGTTCCCTGTCTGTATTCTGCCCTGTAATGCTATTCTTCGACCTTTCCCCAGCCACTCAGCTATTGTTTCGGCTGTTTTTCCGAATGCAAGGCAGTTTATAAAATCTGCCTCTTCTCTGTTGAACTCTCTGTTTATAGCAACTGTAAATCTACAGTAAGCTTTCCCTGACTGTGAGTATTTAAGTTCAGGGTCTCTTGTTAGTCTTCCCATTAATATAACGTTATTCATATTATGCTCCTTTCTTTTCTAAAATTCTTAAATTATTAGCTAATTCGCTTACTTGTTCATTGTTTAGTTCATCTTCGCCAGTAACAGAAGCTCCTAGCAAGTATTTATTGACTATCTGTTCATACTTTTCTTTGTGATTTTCAATATATTTCAATCCTCGTTCCCTTTTTTCTTTTGCTGTTGGGACTTTGTTTTTTTGCACATTTGTTTTTTCTTCATTTTTTTGTTGTTTTTCTGTTTTATCTTTATCAATAGTGGCATTTATAGCGTCATCTTCCACTATTTCAAGGGCATTACAGTAACAATATCTTTTTAAATAAGTATGTGTTGACCCTATCATTTGCAATCCATTTTGTCCTTTAAGGACTATTTCAGCTTTTGGAGTTGTGAATGTTACTTGTTCATCTGTTTTTTCTGCATTAATTATTGTTAAAATGCCCTCATTTTCTAATAAATCAAATTTAGAAAACAATTTTAATTTATTGAAAATCTTATTTATTTCAGGAAGGAAATCTTTAAGTTCAAAGTATTTAAAATCTGCAAACTTATTATATCCTCCCATTTTCAGATTCATTTCCTGCAATTCAACTCTTGCAGCTTGTATTTTTTCAAATATATTCATTTAGTTTTCCTCTCTTTCATAATATTTGTACATTTTATTTATTTCCTGTTCGCTGTATTTTTCTTCCTTTAGTTCCTCATTCAATTCTTTAAGCATTTCTGCCATTGCTTTCATATAATCCAAATTTCTATTATTATGTTCCACTATTTTATATTCAAGTTGCATAATATATTCCTCCTCACTGGTTATCAACTATCAGTTGACAATTTATTTTTCAGCTTACTTTTTTAGTTGCCAGCACTACTGTTTCTATTCTTTCATTTTTTGTATACCAGTCTACACCTCCGTTTTTTGTTTCAAATTCAACCGTATCATATTCCATTATGTCCTGCTCCATTGCGAAGTTTTCAAAAACTTCTCGCATGTAAATAACTTCTCTTGTTGTGTATCCGTCCAGCAAAAGCTCCAAAATAATTGAGTTTAAGTATTCGGCTGTGTAGTTTATATCATAATTATCATCTGTTGCTAGATTACCTTTTTCAAGGTCACCTAAAATGATGTCTGTAACAAGTTCTTTTAATTTCTTTTTTTCTTTTTCTTCCATATTCCCTCCTAATTCATTTTTTTAAATTCTTCTATAAAATGCTTAACAAATATTGGCAAAATCCAAAATACTAAGTAACATAAGAATGGCATTAATACATTACCACCTATACCCCAGTATCCGTTTTCTTTTACAGCCTCAAACTGTACCCATATTGTTAATAAAACAGTCACAGCTATTTTTATTTTATTTTTCATATTCTCCTCCTAAATTTTTTATAAATTTATTATTTTACCGTTGTGAGCTATCTTAAAAAGACCCACAGTTTCTTTTTTGTTTATTTCATCAGCCAAAACAACATGCCCCAGGTAAACACCACCCTCTGTATATAAGCCGTAATTTTCATCAATTTTATAACTTGTTTCTGTATTCAAAAACACCTTAGCTCTTTCTGCGTCATCTTCGTTTCTGAAAAGCACACTTGATAAGCTGTACAAATGTCTTTCAATAACTTTTTCCTCTAATGGAAACATTAATATTTTCAATGCCATAAAGCCTCCTTAATATTTTTAACCAGCAATTAGACTTTAGAAATGATTTAAATAAGCCTTTTATTACTTCGATATGTTTGAGATACCGATTAAAAATATTTTTTAAATTAAGATTTTACTCAAAGCCACAAACAAATTTATTCACATAAAAGTGAACAAATAATTTAAAATTTTTTATTTACAAAAACATTGTACACTAAAAAGTGGAAAAAGTCAATACTTTTTTTGATTTTTTTAAAAAAATATTATATAATACTATAAAAAAAGGTGATGAAAATGAAAATTGGAGACGTAATTTTAAAAATTAGGAAAGAAAACAATTACACATTTGAAGAAATAGGCGAAAAATTAAAGGTTTCTAGAGGACTAATAAATGACATCGAAAAAGATAAGAAAAAAGTAAGTAAAAATATGTATGAAAAATTAATAAAAGCGTTTCCGTTGTATAAGAAAGAATTGGAAACTGCATATACTGAACAAGAGTTATTAATGTTGCCTGATAGTATCAAAGAAAATTTAACTAATGCAACTAAAAAAACGGCTACATCAAATTTAAAAGGGGAACAAAAAATTGATTACGTTATCCTACCATTGTATGGGATGGCAAGTGCTGGCAATGGACAAATAAACTATATGGGAGACAGTATAGAAAAAATAAAAATTCCTAAAATTTTTGGAAATCCTAAAAAAGAAGATTTTGTTACAAAAGTTAATGGAGATAGCATGGAACCAAAATATAGTGACGGAGATTTAATTTTAGTCAGAACATCTGATTTTATAGATATAAGAGAAATGAATAATAAAGAAGCGGTGGTTGATATAGCGGAAGAAAGGTTTTTAAAAAAAATAATTTTTGAAGAAGGATCAGGAATATTAAGATTAAAATCTTACAATACAGCTTATGCTGATATTGTTGTTAACCCTTGTGAATTGGATATAGTAAGAGTTATAGGAACAATAGGAATGATAATAAAACAATTTACAAAATAGAGGAGTGTTTATGGAGAAAAATATATCAATTAGAATTGAAAATATAGAAATCAATTTATTGAGAACAGAAGAGGGTAAATATATTTCTAAAGATAAAGAGTACGATTATATTGAAGAAATAGCGTTAAACTACTTTTCAAGTCAAGGGTATAAAGGTGTGTTTTCACAAAATTTTTATTGGTCTCATATCTTTTCTTTTCTATTTTGGCAGGAAATATGGGCTATTATAGATTTGAAATATCAATCAGATAAGTTTCCGAAATATATAAAAAAATCATTTGAATTAGAAAAAATTCCAATAAAACAAGATATGCCATTTGATTTATTTACAGATGTTTTTTTAAAAAATAGAGAAGAAATAATAGCTTACAAAATGAAAGAAATTATAGAAAAAGGTGGAGAAAAAATACTTGAAGAAAATTATAAAATAGTAAAAGAACAATGTTCTAAAAATAATAATAGAATTTTCAGAATGTTAGAACATAATATTGATAGATTTAAAATAGAAGATTTAAAACTTATATTTAAATATCACGATATTGAAGATGTAATGAAAGTATTTTTGTTTTATATAAACGATATACCTAAAAATCGTTCAGGATTTCCTGATTTGTTGATTTTTAATGAGAATGAGTTAAAATTTATTGAGGTAAAAGGACCAAATGATATGATAAAAGAACATCAGATTGAAAAAATTATATTATTAAATCAAAATAATATAAAATCAGAAATATTAACCATAAATCATACTGAACGAAAGTTAAATAATCTTGCTCAGAAAATAAGAAGTTCAGAAAATATAAATATTAAGTATCCCGAAGAATTATCAGATTTTTTGAAAAAATCAAAAAAACATATTTTAAATAGTTATTTGGAATATGGAGAAAAAGAAAATGTTTTTATTAATATAATAATTCTTTTTTTTATTATTTCATTGTTACCATTTTACTTAATATATTTATTTTTAAAAAAGAAAAAATAATAATTTAATATAGGAGCTAATTTTGAAAATGAAATAGCTCGTTTTTTTTGTTGACTTTTTTCACTTTTTAGTGTACATTATAACTATAAGATTATTTTTTTATTTATTTTGTACACAAAAAAGTGAAAAGAAAGGAGAGAAAATGGATACAAAGGAAATTTTTATACAAATTGATAGAATAATAAGAAATAAATACAGATTTGTGAATAATTTCTGTGTAGAAACAGGAAGAAATAAAAACAGTTATAGCAATTCATATAATAGAGCTATTTCTGGTGGAAGTTCAAATTTAAATATGGTTGAAAAACTACTAAATGATTTAGGATATGAATTAACCATACAGCCAATAACAGACAAGGAGGTGTAGGAGTGAATGAATTAATTAAATTAACCGAAGTTTTAAAAAAGTACAAAGGAAAATGGTTTACAGCCAATGAAATAGGCAAAAAGTTAGATGTTAAAACATTTGAAGCAGAAAAAAAGTTATGGCAGTTAGAACAGGCAGGAATATTTTTAAAAAGAAGATATGAATTAAGAAATACAGAAAACAATACTGTTAAAATTTTAGAAAATACATGTAATGGAAATGAAATTGATAAATTATACGACTGTTTGAATTTTTTACATGCAGATAACTTTGAAATTATTGAATATTTTAGATTTGATAATTAAAGGGCGTACTTTTAAAGTAATTAATTATTTATTTATAGTTTCATCAATAGATTTTTCAATTATTTCAAAAATAATATTTTTGGTCTGGTTTAAAACTCTAATAGCCATTTCTCTTTTATCTGGATTTAAAGAGGAAAGAGATTTTAAAGCCCAGCTTGGATTGAGATTTCTTTTAAGTTCTTCATCATCAGTATTTTCTATAAAGAATTTTGTAATTTCTTTAAAAGTCATAGATACTCCTTTCCGTACGCCCATTAAATTATAACACAAAAAGGAGGTGCGAGATGGATTTAGATAAAATGTCAATAGAAGAAATTAAAAAGTATGTAAAGGAGCTAGAAGATTTTAAGGAAAAAGTATCTTCTTATTCTCCTGAAGAATTAAGAGCTTTAAAAATGCTCTATGCTGAAACAAGAATTAAAATGGTAGCAGGAAAATTTTCAAATATGATAAAAATTGACTAGAGGTGAAAAATAAATGCTGATAATAAAGGTAGCAATTATGATTTATATATCTGTTTGTTTTTTAGTGCTATTTTATGAAATAAAAAGACTTGAAAAAGAGTGTGCAAAATGGCGGGAAATGTATTTTGAAACTAAAAAAGAGCTATTCTATAAGCCCTTTAATGATAAGAAAAAGTTGTACAAGCGTACAAAAACTTGCAAATATCGAAATTGTTTGTTTAAGAATTTCAGGAAGAGTTAAATTAGTTTTATGAAGCAAGGAACTTAAAATAAAGTTTATAGAATTTCCTAAATAAAGAAGCGGATTAAAAATATATAAAAAATATTTCTTTTTCAGTTTTTCATAGTAGGAAAGGTTATAAATTAAAGTTGTTTCTAGTCCCTCTATTGCATTATAGAAGATCCGAGAGTAAGAAATATCATTTAAAATTAATAAATGGAACGGGTCTTCGCTCATAAAAAGAGTTCTAGTTTCAGTAACTTTTATAATATGTTCGTTGTAAAACCAGTAATATTCTTTTAATTTCGATTTTAATTTTATATTTTCATTTTTATTTTTTATGGAATTAAGATAATTGTATAAATCATTATTCAGTTCAATGATTTTATTATAAATGTTTTCAATTTTTAAAAAATCAAATATTTGAATGATGAGACCAAAAAACATAAGGAAAACAAAAATTGAAATATAAAACATAACAAATACCTCCTTTCATAATAGTGTTGTGGCAATATTATTATAACTTGAAAGGTGGAAAAGTAAAGGGAGGTAAAAAATGAAACAAGGAACAAATCCAAGACCTGCAGGTTCAAGACCAAAACATCCAGGAATAACATATATCAATGAAGTTCCTGAAGAAAGACTGAAAAGGGTACATAAAACAGTCATGGAAGTTTTTAATGTGATTAGTAATAATCGTATAGACAGAGATGAATTTGAAATAATAGTTGTAACTTTAAGAAATGAGTTCAGGAAAGTGAACGGTAACAGAAATTTTACGTTTGAAACAGAATTAAAGGCTGTTTTACGTGAAGAAGTCGAAAGAAAATTTAGGGAAATACTGAACTCGAAAGATATTTTATAAAATAAAAAGCACTCAAAGAGTGCAAAGAAAATATTATTACAGGATAATTATAGCACTAATTATCCTGTAACGCAAGAGGTGAAGAGAAATGAGGTTTATAACAACCATAAATAATAAAAAGTGTATGGAGTGGGAATTAAATGCTACACAAGGGATATTAATTTCATTGTTATATGAAGCTAATGCTTGGGCTAAAGAAGTGATAATTGAAGATAAAGTTTATTACTTTGTTTCAAGAAATTTAGTTATAAAAGAATTGCCGATGTTCTTTGATAAGCCAGACACTGTTTACAGAGAATTTAAAAAATTATCTGAAAAAGGCATTATTGAATATATAAAACATAAAGGAATGGACTTGATACGATTAACTGAAAAAGGTAAGGAGTGGAACTACTTAAAATCCGAAAATAACTCGGAAAAAAATCCGAGTTTTGAAGAAAATTCGGAAAAAAATCCGAGCAAATTCGGAAAAAAATCCGAAAATAACTCGGAAAAAAATCCGACATATAAAGATACTATATTACATAAAGATACTAATAATAAAGATAATAATATATATAGTGCTGTAACGGATTATCTTAACGAAAAAACTGGCAGAGCAGGGAATGAAAAATACAGTCCTAGTTCAAAAGAAACAATGAAATATATAAAAGCCCGTCAAAATGATGGCTATAAGCTGGAAGATTTTAAGCAAGTAATAGACAATATGGTCACAGCATGGACTGGAACAGAATGGGAAACATATTTAAGACCTAGGACATTGTTTAGCAATAAATTCGAGGATTATTTGCGTTGGAAAAACAACAAAAATACAACTAAAAAGATAGTTAACAATAATGATTTTATAGTCACAGAGGAAAGTTTAGCTGAAACGTTTGGGAGGTATAAGTGATGACATTACAGGAATTTAACAAAGGATTTAAGCCGTTTCTAGATTTTTTTCCAACTGACAATATGACAAGGGAAAAAATAAATATTTATTTTGCTGGACTTTCTGACTTGTCGTTGGAACAAATAAATTTGTCGTTTACTAGAATGATAAAAAACAGGGTATGGAAGAATTTTCCACAGCCTGCTGAAATCAGACAGTATGCACTAGGAACAACGGAAACAGATATCAATGTCCGTATAAATCTAGCAAAGGAAAAGCTTAAAAAAGCTATATCAAAATATGGAGCTTACGGATCAATAGAATTTGATGACAAAGGGATACATGCCGTTGTTGATAGCTTAGGTGGTTGGCATGAAGTCTGCCAAATGTTAACAGATGATTTTGATAAGTTCCTGACATTTGAATTTCCAAAAATCTATAAAGCATACTGGGAAATGCCGTATAATGTTAATCCTTATTACCTCGGGATTACAGATAACAGCAATAGCACAAAAAATATAAATTTTATAGGAAATTCAAACATGGGAGTAGGAAACGGAAATTTAATTGAAAATAATCAAAAAATGCTGATAGGAGGTTAAAATGAGTAAATATCAGGATGAACTAAAAGCTGTACTATTAACTTATGATATGGATAAAATAAAAACATTTATGCATAAATATAATAAAAATACTCCAGAAAACAGTTTAGTTTTTTGGGTAGGAGTGCATAAAGGTATTTGTAATTTACCAAACTGTACAGACAAAGAAAAAGAATTTTCAAGAAATTGGTTAAAAGAACATGGATTTAAGGAAAATATATTTTAGGAGGATAAATGAAGATAATAACAGAAAAAGATGTCATAAAAGCTGAACTTGAAAATAAAGCAATGAATTTAAGAAGAGAAGAGCTGCAAAAAGAAGACAAAAAATTGTTAAAACAGATAAATAAAAATATCGAACTTATTGAAAGCTACAAAAAGGTTAAAAAATGCAAAAAATCAAAATAATAGAACGCAGGATAATGAGTAGGATAAGAATTTATTTCATGGAAATTGTCGACTTGAACGATGGAGTACATCAGATAAAGTCAGATAACTATGAAAAGATATGGGCATTTGTAAAAAGACATAAAGGGTCAATAAAAAATATTCATTCTGGAAATAAATTAGTTTCAGAAAAGAAATTCGAGGAAATCAAAAAGGAAGAAAATTTTAAATAGGAGGGAAATTTGGAGTTAAAAGAATTAACAGAAAAATTTAAAACAATATTTGGAGAACTGGAAGATTTTAATTTAGAATTATTGACTGAGTCTAATTGTTCTAAATATTTAGAGTTAATAAATAATGATTTAGAAACAGACTATCTGCAAAAAATATGGCAGTTTTTCATGGCAGATAGAGAAAATAAAAAACAGGATTTCACGCCAAAAAGTTTGGGAAAACTACTTTCAAAACTAACTGAATCAGAAAATGAAGAGTGGGTTTATGACATGTGTTCTGGAAGTGGTTCATTAACTATTCAAAAATGGTGTAGCAATAAAGAATTAAAGTTCGTGTGTGAAGAACTTGATGAAAATCTAATTCCTTTTCTGCTTTTTAATTTAAAAATCAGGAACATCGAAGGTTATGTAATAAACGGAAATGTTTTAACAGAGGAAAGAAAAACTGTTTACAAACTAACAAAAGGAAAGAAATTTTCAGAAATAGAGATTTCTATGTTTTTTGAATATCCAGCTTTCAGTTCAGGAATAAGTAATCCGCCTTTTAATTTAAGAGGTGAATATAACGGTGAAGTTTCGCTTAAAAACATGAATTATGTTTTCGTTTTAAAAATGCTTGAGAGAGTGCACGGGAAAGTAGCTTTTATTTTGCCAAAGGCAGTAACCTCCTCATCAGATGAAATAGAAGCAAGAAAATATTTGAAAGAAAGAAATAAGATAAGAGCTGTAATTTCTAATCCAGATGGGATGTTTGAAAGTACCGCTATACCAACTAAAGTATTATTTTTTGATAATTCAAATGAAATTTCTTTTATAAATTGTAAGGATTTTTTTACAGAAGAAGAAAGAAAACAAAAAGGAGAAAACAGCAACAAAAAAAGAACTTATACTAAAACATTAAAAACTTATTCTGATGAACAGATAGCAACAATATTGTCTTGCATAGCAGAAAAAAGAAACATAGTAAATTTATCTAGAACCATTAAAAATAGTGAAATTCAAGAAGAAAATTGGCAACCATTACGCTATATTGAAACAAAAACAGAAGAAAAATATAACAGAAGCTATGAAGATATACTCACAGATTTACAGAGAGTGATGATTCAAAAAAATGAAAACAAACTCACTATTAATGAAACATGGGCAAAAGAAATTGGATTCTTGGAAGTTTTTGAAAATGCTACTAAATCTGATGAAACAACTAAAGAAATAAATAAAACAATAAAAGAAGTTTTAAAATTAGAAATCGAACTTCCAACTCAAACCTACATAAGGACAACAAAAAGCAAAGAGTTAAAAATTGAGAATATGGATAAAGCAGAAATTACGTCACTTATGTTGATGACATTGAATACGTGGAGAACTATGATTCATTTTCTCAACAATGAAGAAAATAGATATTTAGCAGAATTGAAAGATAAAATGTTGCCTGATTTGATGAGTGGCAACTTAAAAATCTGAAAACAGGAGGGATTATAAATGGCAAAAAAAGTAATTAAGTTAATTAGAAACAGAGAATTCAAATCAAATGATAACAATAATATTAAAAGTCCCAAACATTATAAACTTGAAGGCTTAAATGTTGAATCAATAGAAGTCATTAAGTCGGTGCTAGGACAAGAGGGATTTAAGGCATTCTGTAAAGGAAATACAATGAAGTATCTGATAAGAGCAGAAAAGAAAAATGGTTTAGAAGATTATAAAAAAGCACAGACTTATCTAAACTGGTATTTGAAAGAATGTGAAGAGCATGATTAAACTCGAATTACCAGTTTATTGGGAAACAAGGAAAAATAAATTTGAACGGATATAAAAACAGGATAATAACAACAGATGAAAAAAGATTGTCTAATTTTAGAAGAATGCACGGAGGAGCAATTGGTGGAATAAATCAATGGAGCGAGAAATTAAGCGAGAATGAATTCAGAAAAATAGAAAAAAATAAATATTTTAAATAAAAATCAGGAGGAAGAAAAGTGATTAATGAAAAGATATTCGGAGTAGTTAAAAAATCAATGTTAAGTGATAGAAATTTAGAAAATGGAGCAATAACAGAACAAAAAATAACTGAAAAATTCATACAGATTATAGTTAAAGAACATGGTGATACAGTAACTATTAAGAGAGAAACAAGGGATAATTTATTAACTTACTGGAATGTCACAGTGAACAGTAATCCGAGTTTCAAGGATTATATTGAAAAACACAAGATAACTTTTTCTGAATTTAGAATAAAAATAGAGAAAAAAATCGAAGAGCTGGATTTGGAAAGTATTGAGTTATATGACCTAGTATCTGATGTCTTAAAGGAGATTTCAGAAGAAAAACTGATTGGGAATTCAAAGAGGTAAGTTATGTATAAATTTATAATACCATTGAAAGCTTTGAGCTGGAATTCTGCTTATAGGATGTCCCAGAAAAAAATGTTTTTAAGCAGAAAGGGAAAAAAATTTAAAGAAGACTGCCAAGAATTTTTGAAAGAACAATTCACAGAAGAGCAGCCTCTGGGAAATAATTTAAAAGTTAAAATCTTGTTTCAATACAAAGAAAATCGTAAAAAAATAGATATTGATAATGGTTTTAAGCTGCTAATTGACAGCATGAAAGGTTTAATATTTGAAGATGACTGTCAAATATACAAATTATCAGGAGAAAAAGAAATTGGAATGTTACGGGACGAGATTCATATTTTTATAGAAGAAATTGAGTAACTGGGAGGTAAATCATGAATAAATTACAGATAGCAGAAAAGAAAATAAATGAGATAACAAGTTTAGAATTATTAGAGCAAATTAATATATTTAGGAAACAGGAAAATAAAAAAGAGCAGAGCCATAGTGACTTGTTGAAAATAATAAGAGATGAATTTGAAGATGAAATAGCCGAAGGAAAAATTTCCCTCGGCTCATATAAGGACAAAAATAATCAGGGCAGGCCACTTTATATTATGAATTTATCACAGGCAAGACAGTTATTAGTCAGGGAAAGTAAATTTGTAAGAAAAGCTGTTATTAAATGGATAGATGGATTAGAAAAAAAATTAAATGATCCTTATTATCAACTATCACAATCTGTTGTTTTTGCTAACAATCTGATTGAACAAAGGGAAAAAGAAATAAAAGAGTTAACATATAAAGTCGAAGTTATTGAAAAAGAGCTGGAATATAAAAATGAAATTATAACAGGGATTACCGAGAACATAGACTTGTATCAGAAAAGAAAGATACTTGGCAGAGTTGTGAAACATAAGGGAGCTAATTATAGGGAACGGTGGAATGAGCTATATAAATGTTTCAGAGAAACGCATCATATAGATTTAAAAGCAAGAATGCAAGGATACAATGCAGCACAAATAAAAAGGAAAGATGAATGCAAAAGTATTTTAGATTATGCTGATAAATTTGGACATATAGATGATCTGTATAAAATAGCATTGAAGTTATACGAAACAGACATGGAAGAGATTATAGAAAATATAAAAAGAGTAGCATAATATAAGAAATGGAGGTGTAGAAGTTGGAAAATATATTAAAGGGAACATTTGAAATAAATATGGATACAGGAGAAACGAAGTATTTTCTTACTTCTACACAGACTGTAAAAGAGAAGCATACTAAAAAGCTTGAAGAGTTCATAGAAAATACAATTGCTACAGTTATAGTAGACAAGAGATTGACTACAGAACAAAGAAAGAAAATATGGTGTATTTTAGATGACTTCGCATATTGTAATGGTGGAGATAAAGAGCAATGGAGAGAGCAACTTCAGACTGAATTTTGCAGATTACATGATCTTGAATATTTCAGTATATCCGAAACAAAAAGAGACGGAGCAAGCAAAGATGTTGCAAGAGAATTTATACAGTGGTTATGTGAGTTAGCTGTAAAGGAAAATATAGGATTTCGAGAGGAAACAGGCAATCCAGCAACATGGGTACCTGAGATTGGCAGATTTGTAATAGCATGCCTAAGGGCGAGAAGATGTGCAGTATGCGGAAAAGTTCATGATTTTCACAATGGAGATATAGTTGATTTAGAACATTGGAACACAATCTCAAGTAGTGCCGGGACTTATGAAAATGATGATGGATTAAAAAATCCATTCATAACATTGTGCCGAGAACATCACATGATAAAGCATGCGATAGGAAAAGAGGAATTTCAGGAAAAATACATTGTAGGCGGTGTGTGGTTGAATGAACAACTTGTTTATGAGTTACTGGATATTTATCCAAATCACTTTGCATTGTTCCGGAAAAAATTAAAAAATGGAGAATATGATGACGTAATAGTGAAGGAGAAAATAAAATGACAACAAAAATAATTGTAACAATAATGATTTTAAGTATAGTTATTTGCCAAGTCGGTAAAGCTGAAAAAAGAAGATATTTAATGAGTGCTTACTTTGATTTGGTTATAATGTGTATATATCTAATGACAACAATAGGAATTTATTTATTTTTAAAGTAATGATAGGAGGAATAGGAATGAAATTTTTAAAAACATATTTGCTAGGATTTGCAATAGTTTTTGCAATTTTAACAGCAGGAAGAACAATAACAAAAATAAGCGAGTATAGAAGAACTGGTAGGTGGAATAGTTATAAGATTGAATGGGGGCTAATAATTTATTATTCACTCTATAGTTTCAGCTTTTTTGCCTTGCTACTAGATGACTTTATAAGAGAAAATCTACGATAAAAAGTTTTGAAAAACAGAGGAAATATGGTATAATAAGAAGGTGATAAAATGCTTACTAAAGAGCAGATAAAAAAAATTGAAAGTAATAAAAATCTTTTCCAATTTATTGTAAAATTATTGAATGAATTTGACAAAAATGGAGAAAAACAAATGACAATTGTTTTTAAAAATGGAAAAGTAATAAGAAGAAAAACAGCAACAATTGAATAAAGGCAAGAGTTATGAAATTTAATGAGCCGACTTGTACGTAGATTAGAGATAGTCTATTTATAGGTCGGCTTTTTTATTTAGCCTCCTCCTTAATTTATATATATGGGCTCATTGATTAACATGGAGCGGTTGGGTTGGTGGGAAAGTTAAAAAAGAAAGCGAGGGAATATGAAACTGGAAAAAATTAGTATAGATAAGATAAGGATGTATGGGAACAACGCTAAAGAACATCCTGACTGGCAGATAGAGGGATTATCTGAAACTATAAAGAAAATTGGATATAGAAGTCCTATTATAGTTGATGAGAATAATATGATCCTAGCAGGGCATGGAAGATATATGGCTTTAAAAAAACTAGGTTATAGCGATGTTCAAGTAGTGAGACATACAGATTTAACAGAAGAAGATAAAAAAGCGTATATGATAGCGGATAATCAGTATACATTGAATACAGGTTTCAACATGGAAATATTAAGACAGGAAATAGAAGAGCTTGAAAGCGTAGATTTTGACACATCGCTGTTAGGATTTAATGAAATAGAGCTACAGGAAATAATGGAAGATGAGATTGAAGAAACTGCAGGAGATAATCAAGAAGTAGCAGAAGATGATGCCGAATTGGAAGAACCAAAAAACATAGTAATAAAGTCAGGAGATTTAATTGAATTAGGAAAACACAGAGTAATGTGCGGAGATAGCACTGATTCAAAACAAATAAAACTTTTATTAAATAATGAAAAAGCACATCTAGTATTCACAGATCCTCCATACGGAATGAAAAAGGAAAAAGATGGAGTTACAAATGACAATTTAAATTTTTATGATTTACTGGAATTTAATAAAAAATGGATACCTTTGTCATTTGAAAATTTAACCGAAAACGGTAGCTGGTACTGCTGGGGAATAGACGAACCTTTAATGGACATTTATTCCAATATATTAAAGCCAAAAATTGAAAATAATGAAATAACATTTAGAAATTTAATAACTTGGAATAAAGGAGTAGGGCAAGGACAAAATTCAGAACTTACAAGGATGTATGCCACTGCTGATGAAAAATGTCTATTTGTTATGAATGGTGTGCAGGGATTTAATACAAATTCAGAAAATTATTATGAAGGATGGGAATCGATCCGACAATATCTTGCAGAAGAAATGGAAAAATGTGGCGGAAACAAGAGCTGGAAAAAAGCATTGGGAAATCAAATGGGAAAACATTATTTTACAAAGAGCCAGTGGTTATTTCCGACTGAAGAAAATTACAAAAAGTTACAAAAATACGGAAAAGAATATGGAGCTTTTCAAAAAGAATATGGAGCTTTTCAAAAAGAATATGGAGAACTAAAAAAAGAATACGAGAAAATAAAAAGCAAATTTTATGCTTCAAGAGCTTATTTCAATAATACACACGATAACATGAACAATGTTTGGCATTTTGATAGAGTTGTAGGAAAAAATAGAAAAGAGGTAGGAGAACACGCAACACCTAAGCCTGTCGAATTGTGTGCAAGAGCAATAAAAAGTAGCAGTCGAGAAAATGAAAAGGTATTAGATTTATTTGGTGGAAGCGGAAGTACACTGATAGCTTGTGAACGACTAAACAGAAAAGCATATTTAATGGAATTAGAACCTAAGTGGGTGCAAGTAATTATAGAAAGATATTTAAAATTTACAGGAGAGGAAGAAATAAAGATAAATGGAAAAACTGTAAATTGGGAAGAATATAAAAATGGATAAGCAGGACTTACGAGAACTGTTAAGAAAAGAATATGAAAATGGTGCAGGAATCACAGAGTTATGTAGAAAGTACAATCAAAGTATTAATACAGTCAAAAGTTGGAAAAAAAGAGATGGCTGGAAAAAAAAACAGATAAATGCACCCTTAACTAATGCACCCCCTAAAAAGAAAAGTGCACCCCCAAAAATTAATGGTGCAAATGAAAAAGAAATAAAAATCCAACAAGACATTTTGAATGGGATGTCAAAAAACGAAGTAATGGAAAAGTACGGAATAAAAAAGAGTGCTTATTATAAGAAGGCTAAAAATATAAGGCAAATAAGACAGGAGCGTACTGAAGAATATCTTGAAAGAATTGTAGATGAAGTGTACAAAGGCGACATTTACAAGATATTAAAAAATACAGAGGTTGCAAAAGCTAATCTGATAATAAAAACTACTAATGAGTTAAGTAACAAAGAAGAAACAAACATTAAAAAGATACAGGAATACGAAAAAGCGTATCAGACTATTAAAAAAATGGGTATGGATTTAATGAGAACAGGCAAGATGTTAACTCCTTATGAATTGCTTGAAATAGACCAGCAACTTTCAAATGAGGAGCTACAGCTGGAGAAAATAGAAGTTGAAAAGAGTAAGAATAAAATCAACAATGAAGATACAAAGATAGAAATTGAGTTGATTGAAGTATGAGAATAAAAACTGAAATCAATAAGCACTTTAAAGAATTTATCAAGGACAATGAAAAGAGCGTGTATTTTCTGTTAGGCGGATACGGAAGTAGTAAGTCATATAATGCTGCACTTAAATTGATAATAATGTCTGCTATGGAAAAAAGAAAGATATTAGTAGTCAGACAAGTAAAGGAAAATTTAAGAGGGAGCTGTTTTGCAGATTTGGAAAGTAGTATTGAAACATTAGAATTAAATAACTACTTTTACAGCACAACAAGTCCTTTAAGCATTAAATGCACGATAACAGGCAGTGAATTTATTTTTAGAGGATTAGATGATGTAAGGAAGATAAAATCAATTAAGGATATTGACACGATCTGGATAGAAGAGGCAGACGAAATTGATTTTAAATCATTTAAGGAACTTAAAGCAAGGTTGCGTTCTGTCAGAAATAGAAACGTAATTATACTCACTACTAATCCGAATGAGTATGGTGTATGGACGTATAAATATCTTATGTCAATACTTGAGAGAGCTGGGAAGTCTGAACTGGATTTATACAACGAAAGAATTATAAATGTAGTTGAAGAAACAAAATTGAAAAGTGGGAAAGTATACAGCGAAAATATATATCTACATCACTCGGTATACAGCGATAACAGGTTTCTTCCTGATGACTTTATAGCATTACTGGAAAATGAAACAGATAACTTCCAACGAGCGATAAAGACGCTTGGAAGATTTGGCAGTTCAGGACAGAATATTTTCAAAAACATCAGACACATGGATCAGGAGAGAATAGAAAATATAATTGCTGATAAATGGAACAGATACACAGGTTTTGACTTTGGATTTGAGCATTCGTACAACGCAATCGTAAGAATGGTAATTGATGAAGAATTAAATGACCTGTACATCTATGAGGAATTTTATCAGAACAAATTGACTGACCCTGAAATGTTAGAAATGGAAATAATACAAAAAATGATTGCTGAAGGAGAAGTAATAACTGCAGAAAGTTCAGAGCCAAAAACAATAACATTCTACAACATGAACGGTCTGCTGATTAATGCAGTAAAGAAAACAAATGATATGAGCAAGTCAGGGGTAAAAAAAATACAGTCATTTAGAAATATATTTATTGATAAAAATGTTTGTCCGAATACATACAGAGAATTAACAGAAATGAAATGGTATTTTGATAAAAATGGGCTTATTTCTAAAAATCCAAAGACTAAAAAACCATTTAACATTGACCCGCACACTTTCGACGCTATCAAGTACGGAATAAGCGAATACACGCCATATATTTTAAATAAAGACTACTACAAAAGGAAGGAGGAATAAATTGTTTGGTTTGAATTTTTTAAGAAAAAATAAACAGCAAATAATTTCAATAAATGAATTTGGAAGAATATTTGACGGATTTTATAAACAGGACAGCGAGAAGTTTTTGAATGAATTATACGACAATCCTTTTACATCGAGTGCAATAACAAGGATAAATGAAGCTATTAACAACTTGATGTGGAGCACCTATAAAAAAGGGCATAACGATAATATAACGGAAGTTAAAGACAGTTATGTCAATAGAACTATAAGAAGTCCGTCAAAAATATTAAACACGGATCAGCTGATTAATTATTTTTCTCTCTACTACATAATATATGGAGAACTGCTTGTTTTAAGGCAAGACTTGTTTACGAAATCCGAAATTATTCTTCTAAAAAAAGGGACGTATACAGTTGAATATGACGACCAGAATGTTCTGAACGGAATTAAAAAAATAAGAATAGGAATGAAAGAATATACGGGAGAACAGCTGAAACAGTTCACATATATTAAAAGCATTAATATATATGACAATGTTGCTGGTGCTGGACATGGAATAAGTAAAGTCAAATCATTAACAATGCTACATGCTTATTACTGCTATATAACAGCATGGAATGTTGGAATATTAAAGAATGGTGGAAAGAGGGAAATAATAGCTCTTGTTAAGCAGTTCCTTAGTTCTAAAAAGAAAGAAGAACTACTTGAGGAAATAAAATCAAAATCAGGTGCAAAAAATACAGGAGTTCCTCTTATATTAGACGGAACAGATATAGATATAAAGAACGGAGATTTTACACCTAGGGATTTTGACTTTCTTACAGCGTTAGATGAAATAAGAAACATAACAGCCAGCGTCTTAAATGTCCCAAGTATATTGATAGGAGATAGGACAAACAGTAAATTCAGCAACTATAAAGAGGCTAAAAAGGATTTATACACGGAAAATATAATTCCAATGGCTGAACAGATTGCCGAACATCTGAACGGAATATTTAAAGATAAACTCGGACCGAATGAGCGTATTGATTTTGATACTTCAAAGATTGAGGTATTAAAAGAAGACAGGAATACAAAAATGGAAAGGCTGAACAATATCAGCTATTTAACAATAAATGAGAAAAGAGCAGAACTTGAATATCCTCCTGTGGAAAATGGCGATGATATTTTAATAAGTACATCAATGACATCGCTCAAAGAAATATACGAAGATGTAAAACCAGTTGAGGAGGACGGAGATGGCAAAGAAACAGAAAACGAAGAAAGTTAAGCTTACTAATTCACAGAAAAAAATAATTGCAAAAAGACAGCTGAAAATGAGGAATAGACTCATATTAAGACAATTTAAAAGATTAAGGACTGTTTTTGAACAATTAAAAGGAGAAATAGATCCTGGAGAGCAACTATTTATAAGTGAACTGGCTTGGCAAACTTTCAGCACTCAGTTATACAATCAACTGAAAAAAGGAATGCGTGAAACAGTAAATGAAACAGCAAAATTTGTTTCTGAACAAAGAAAAATAAGCAATGAACTTATTCCTGCTATTAAAAATGATACTTTAAAAAAGCTAAGTGAAAAAGTAATTGCGGAAAAAGTCACTAATATAACAGAAACAACGAAAGAAACAATTAATAAAATAATTGTAAACGGTCAAAAAAGTGGGACTAATATTAAAGAAATAGCAGAACAAATAACTCAAAAAGTTGAAAATATGGAAAAAACAAGGGCAATGGTAATAGCAAGAACTGAAACAGCTACGACATCAACAACAACGTATTACGAGGGTCTTGTAAAAGCAGGGCTAGACAAAACTTGGTGGCACGTTGGTGGTGGGAAAACAGACAGACCGTCACATGTAGCATGTAATGGAGAAACAATTGGAGTTGAAGAAACTTTCAGTTGTGGACTGAAACATCCACATGAATTAGATGCACCTGCTGAAGAAATTATTAATTGTCATTGTGAATTAGTGTAAAGGAGGGAATATGGAAAAATTTCAAAAAAGTGTCGAAATGATTTTAAAGCGTGACACAGAAGAAAAAGGGATAATCGAAGGACAGTTAATAACTCACAGTGTTATTGATAGTTATGGAGATTATTTTGATAAACAAGCATTGGATAAAGTAAATAAAGATAAAACTTATTTTTTACTGCATATGCACGAATGGAGCAAAGAGCTTGGAACATTGAAAGTATATCAAGATGAAAAAGGAAATCTTAAATTTACAGCTAAACTTGATTTGTCTACTGATGAAAATGGAAATGCAATAAATAAAGACGCACAGAAAGTTTATTCAATGATGAAAAATGGAGCAAATTATGAAATGTCGGTCGGTGGATTTCTAAAACAAAGAGAATGGGGAAAGATACAGACTGATAAAGGCGAAGTTGACGCTAGGATAATCAAAGAAATTGATGTTGTTGAGGGGAGTGTTGTATTAAAAGGAGCAGTACCTGACGCAACGGTAACAACAGTTAAAAATGACAAAGGAGATGAAAATATGAATTTAGAAAATTTAGAAAAAGGGATTAACAAAAACACAGAAGACATTGTAAAAGCAGGAAAAAAATTAACAGAATTAGAAGAAAAAGCTAATAAAATAGCTGAATTAGAAGAAAAACTTAATAAATCAAGTGAAGAAATGGAGAAAATGGCTGGAGCATTAGATGATGTTATGAAAAAAGGAATGGCAAATCCTGAAACAGAAGAAAAAAAAGAAAAAGAGGCTTTCGAAAAATTCTTAAAAACAGGAAACAGAAATATTGAGGGATTAGTGAAAGCACCAATAATGACAACAGGTGTGACACCAATTTTAATGCCTTCCGTATTGTCAAACGAAATATTGAAAGAAATGAAAGAAACATCAAATTTTTTAATGAAAGGTCAAATAAAACAATTAAAAGGAAAATCAATAATAGTGCCTATCAGAAATGATATTACTGAAGCAAACGAAATAGTAAAAGAAGGTGCTGGAAATACTAGAGACGGTTCTTTAGCATTCTCTCAAATTGAAATATCAGCAGGGACAAGACAGGTAAAATATCCAGTTACAGATGAAACAAGAGAAGACACAGCGTTTGATATAACAAATGAAATAAAAGGAGCTATATCAGAAGAATTTGGGCAAACATTATCGCTATTAACATTAAAAGGAGTTTATAGCACAGCAACTGAACAATGTATTGAAGGATTTTTAACAAATGCCGATGTATTAGCTGGAGCGGTAACAACAGCTACAACCAAAAAAGTGACAGCAGATGATTTAATTAGACTTGAAACAGAAATGAAAGTTGGATATAGAAAAAATTCAGCATTCTACGTTTCCCCTAAGCTTTATCAAGAGATGAAAATGTGGAAAGACAATGATGGTCGTTATTTGTGGGCAAGCATTTTAGATGGTGCAACAATGAGATTCCAGGGTTATCCTGTTTACGTTGAGGAGTTTTTAGATGAAATAGATACAGGAAAATATCCTGCTGTATTCTGTGATTTTGGAAAAGGGTATACATATGTTATGAAACATGACTTTGAACAAGAACAAGACAGAGACCCTGATAAAAGAATAACAACTTACTTCACAAGAATAAGAATAGGTGGGAAAGTTACAAGACCTAAGGCGTTCTCTGTACTAAAAGTAAAATAGGAGTGATTTGAATGTTAATCACAATTGAAGACTATAAAAAAATAACGGGTAAGACCTTAGCTGATGAAGAATTGTCTAAGGTTGAAACTTTGTTAAAGGCAGTTGTCAGTCACATTGAAAATATACTTGGATATGAGCTTGGAGAACATGAAGTTATTGAAATAAAGGAATACAGGAAAATAATATATTTAAGTCACAGACCTGTTAATGAAATAAAAAAAGTTAGCAGGGAAGAGCAATGGAGAAAAGGAATGAATTATATTGAGTTTCCAAAGTTCAGAGAATGTCCATGTTGCATAAGAACAGAAGAGGTTGAAATAACTTATACAGCAGGATATAAAGAACTCCCTGATTGGCTTAAATTTGAAATTGTTGGACTTGTAGATGACTTTATAAATAACTTTGATGAAGAGATAAGCAAATATACAAGCTATAAGATAGATGACATAGCTTATTCGATGAGGGATATGCTGACAACTAGGAATAATAAGCTGAATAACATAGCGAGGTTGATATATGGCTAGTATAGTTGAAGAGTTAGGAGATTTGGAAAGGTTGCAAAAGGAATTGGAATATTTACAGACGCACGCAGTAAAAGTTGGAGTATTAGGGAATGGTAGTACTAATGGTGTTTCAGTACAGGAATATGCAATATTTAATGAATATGGAACGAATCATATACCATCTAGACCTTTTTTTAGATTGTCAGTTGGCACTCAGAAAGCACAGAATGAAATTAAGGAATATCTAAATGCTCAAATTGAAAATATTGTCAGTGGAGGGCTTACAGGGCAAGGAGCATATGATAATTTAGGAACGTTTGTTGTTCAGAAAATAAAGAAAACAATAATGAGTGGGAATTTCGCTCCACTAGATTCAAAAACTATCAAGAGGAAAGGGAGCAGTACTCCTCTTGTAGATACTCATTCCCTGTATAATTCAATAAGTTATGAAATTGTGGGGGTGTGAAATGGCACATAAGACATTTATTCCAAAGCGTTTTTTTAGCAAGTGTAAGATATCAAAGAAAACTAGCGAATGGATTAATTCAGAACCGGTTGAAGTTGATGAAAGCAAGGAATTCGAGGGAGCTGTACTTAACTTAGGTAGACAGGATATAAAAATGCTGACGGATCAGGGTATACAGATTACACTAGATAGTAAAAAAATATACTGTTACATAGATATTGAACCTAAACAAACCATTGAATTTGAGGGCAACAGTTATATTGTAACAACTGCTAAAAATTATATGAAACATGATCAGCTTAGAATTTATTACATTGAGAGGATACAGGAATGAAAAATGAGAAATTGAGAAAATTATTAGCTAGTTTTGTAGACTTTCAGATTATTCGTGACGATTATATGGCTAAAAAGCCAAAAGAATGTGCTGTTATGCACACAATAAGTCTGACAAAATCAGCTTATAGTGCATACAGGACTGTAGAAACAACAGAAGAAAGCGTTAAGGAACAGGCAACGAGACTTGTTTTTGCTTATTTCCAAATTGATTTCTATGCTCCGACACAGGCAAGAGCAGAAGAAATGGCGAGTGAATTACTCGAAGTAATAGTCTTTAAAAAAAGACATGACATTGTTAGAAGTGGTTTTGGATTAAGTGAAGATGAAATAGAAATAAAGGATTTAACTTTCCTTGAGGGCAGTCAATATATTTACAGATTCAGCTTTGATGTAGAAATGAACTGGCGTGAAACAAGCGAAAGAATAAGACAATTAATAAAAGATGTAAAAGTGGAGGTAGAAAATGGCTAGAAAAAAAGTAAAAGTAGTAGTTAATAGACCTAGAAAGCCTTTAGTGATGGGAGATTTTAGTAAAATTTTATTTATCACTAAAGAGGCAGACAAGGACTATAAAAGATACACAACTTTAAAGGAAGTTGAAACGGATTTTGGAAACACTTCTTTGATGTATAAAGGGATAAATACATTCCTTTCGCAAGAGGATTTTGACGGTAATAGATTGCAACCTGAACAGTGGTTCTGTGTAGGTAAGACAACACCTAATGAGGCATTCCTTAACAGTTTGCCTGAGGGCGAATTTTATGGGGTAGTTGTAGCATTCTATGACAAGACATTTATAGCGTTATTATCAAAATATTTGACTAGAACAGGGAAATTTGGGGTAGTCCTTAATACTGATGGAGATAAGACCCCGGCTAATATAAGGGAAAGCAAGAGAATATATTACATGTTTGGAACAGAGGGGAAAGATAACCTTGACATCTTTGGACTGCCAGCATGGACATTTGTTCAGGGGATAAATGGGCGTTGGTCTGACAGAAGAATTTTAGGTGTAGAGCCTAGCTGTAATGATACAACTAAGTCATCTAAACTTGATGACATTTTTATTAACTACACGGAAAGCAGAGTTGGGTTCAATGCTGTAACAAGTGGGTCATGGTGTGCTGATGGAATTACACATGCAGACCAAACTATTAAAATAGACGCGATAACTCATGCGATTGATACTAATTTAAACAGGCTCTTAATAATGCGTAAAAATACAACAATGGATTCAGACGGAATTCCGAGCATTGAGGACATGTTAATTAGAGCTATGACAGAATTAGGAAAACAGGGAGCTTTTGCAAAGAATAACAATGGAGAATATTTATACAAAGTGACTGTTCCTAATGTTGAAGACACATCGGCAACTACAGGACTGACTGTAGATGACTATATAAATAGAGTGTTAAGAAATGTAAAAATAAATTTCACACTTTCATCAGAAATTGAAGAAATCGAAGTTGAACTGGTATGGCACGATGAGCCAATAACAATATAGGAGGTAGAAAATGGCAAACGATTTTTTGGAAAAGTCGATAGATTTAAGTAAAGTGGATTTAATCATAACGTTTCCAGGAATAGGAACATATATGATTAAAGAAGCCAAAGAAATAATAAATAATGCAACAGAGGACTCTCATACAATGGGAGAACCTGACATAAAAGGTAATGTTCCGACGATTCAAACGAGAACTACTAAAAGAGAAATAAAAGTCAAAACAATAAAGGGGAGTGACGACGATATCTTTTTAACTAAGTGCAACAAAAACCCTGATAGTAAGCTCGGAACATGTACATACATCGACAATACAGGAATGAACAAAATAGTCGGAGAGGGACGGGGGCTATCCATCCAAAAAGGTGGAGAAAGAACAAATAACACTAAAGACGTTGACATTGAGTATATAATACAATGTGCAAAATACGATGAAAAAGTTTAGGAGGATATAAAAAATGGAAGATAAAAGAGTGGAAGAAACAAAGGAAATAAGGGAAGAAGAAAGTGTATTTATTGATGACCTGGGTAGGTTAAATATAAAAGGACAGGAAATATTTATTGATGAAGACGGAAATACTGAAACTGTAGATTTTAGATTAACAAAGCCGCAAAATTTACAGATGTATCAGAAAGCATTGTTGAGTTTTGCTTCCAGCAATGATTATTATACTTTTGCAAGTGTTTTATTACCTAAAATGGTTGAAATACCTTCAAAAGCAAGAAAAATTGATTTTTTTGAGCACGATCCTGAGGCATTAATTGAAATATGCGAAGTAATGGCTGATTTTATGGGAAAGTCAAAAGAGAAGAAGAAAAGAAAATTAAACATGAAATTGAGATAGCAGGAGATATTTATGAAGACCCACTTGTAAAATTGAAGTGGGAATTCATAATTAAAAGAGAAATAAAAGACCCTAATGTCGTTTTAGATATGAGCAACATTAGGTTCTTTCAATGGATACAGGCTATTAAAGATTTTGAGGAAAAGGGGTAAAAATGGCAAAAGGGAATAAACTTGAAATTTTATTAGGCATAAGAACAGAAGACAATGCAATAAATAAATTAAGACAGAGAATGAAAAGTGTTTTTCCAGTTGCTGAAAATCTTGAAAAGAAAGTAAATGTAATAGGAAAGGACGTTCAGACATCAGGAATTGACAAATTAAAAAACAGAATGTCGAATATTGGCGGAGAGCTTGGAAAAATAAAAAATAAAATTTCTCAAGCTTTTAATGCAAGAATGTTCAGTTTTGCAAACAAACTTAATTCAAATGGAGTAACAAATTTCGTAAATGCAACAAGTAAAATACCAATTGTCGGAAGAAAAATCTCAAGCGTATTCAGCGGTGCAATTAGCAAAATCAGCCAAATGGCTTATTCAGGAACAACACTCTCAACTGTTTTTGGGAAAGTGGGCGGTGCTGTAAAAAAAGCATTTAAAGCTGAAAATTTAAAGAAATTTGCTTCTGCACTGAAAGGAATTGGAAATAAAATAGGTGGTATTTTATCAAAACTTGGTGGATTAATTGGGAAACTTGCAGTTCTCGGAGGAATTGCTGGAGGATTAAGTTTTGGAGGAATAGCTAAAGCATCTGATGAAAATTCGCTTAGAAATTCAAGGCTTTCAATGGTAACAAAAGATGTCGAGGGTCTGAAGCAGAAAACTTTTAATGCTTCACAGCAGAGTGGAGCTGATTATGGAGCTCAACTGGATTCAGTAGCTAAACTTAAAATGTTGACAAATGGACTTTTCAATGATGATGAAGCGGTCAAATTTACAAGCACGCTGGACAAAGCATTTAAAGTGGCTGGAACTTCTCCAGAAGAAGCTAAGTCCGCAATGTTCCAATTAAATCAGGCAATGACATCAGGGAAACTCCAGGGAGACGAATTCCGTTCGGTAATGGAAAACGCTCCAATTCTTGCTCAAAAAATAGCAGAATCAATGGGAGTTCCAATGTCTAAACTGAAAGAACTTGGTTCTAAAGGGAAAATTACTTCTGATGTAATAAAAAAAGCAGTACTGGGAAGTGCCGATGACATAGAGAAAAAATATAATCAAATGCCAATAACTTTTGGTAAAGTTTGGCAAAATGCACAGAGTGCAGGGCAAAAAGCAATGGACGGATTATTGACTAAAGTAAATCAAATGTTAAATACTCCACTAGGACAAAAAATGGCACAGGATTTACAAGGAGCATTTACTGGGCTTGCTGGAATAGCTAACGGTGCATTAGATGGCATAGTTAATATTTTCGGAAAATTAAACTTTTCTTCTTTATTAACTCCGTTGACTCAGCTAGGAACTACAATAGGGCAGATATTCAATAATAATATGGGCGGAAGAAAAGGCTTTGTTGATGGAATTGCAGGCGGACTGAATGGAATAATTTCATTAGCTGGAACAGTTGCTGGAGTAATTAACGGAGCTTTACAGGGAATTAATTTTGAACAAGTAGGACAGATAATAGGAAATATAGGAAATGCTTTTTCTACATTATTTCAGACAATTGATTTTGGAAGTATAGGGAATCTATTTGGAATGACTTTTAATATAATAATGCAGGCATTGACTATGATAACACCTTTACTCGCTCCAATCATGCAGACAATAGGAATGATTTTTAATTTTGTTGTCCAAATTGCAACTGCAATAATGCCAATCATTGGAGTAATAATACAAGTGGGTGCGGTATTGCTTGGAATAATTGTTCCTGTGGTTCAAGTAGTTATTGGAATATTTATAGGAATGTCATCAACAATAATTGGAGTATTTTCTGCAATTATTGGAGTTGTTGCAAGTATAATGAGCGGTATTTTAGGAATTGTTTCAGGAGTAATAAATGCTATAGGTGGAGTAATCAATCAAATATCAATGTTCTTTACTAATGCTTTTAACAAGGCAAAAAACGTGGCACAAAGTGCTATAAATGCAATAAAAGGATTTATAGACGGTCTGTTTGGAAAAATTGGAGAACTTGGCGGAAAAATTGCTGGTGCGGTTTCAAAGTTTAATATTTTAAAAGGCTTTGGGATAGGTAAAAACTACACAGGAAGTAAATCTTGGCGTGGAGGATTAACGACAGTAGCTGAAAAAGGTGCTGAAATGATTAAACTTCCTGGAGGGCAACAATTCCTAGCAGGACAAGAAATGCTTATGAATTTACCACAAGGTACGGAAATCTCAACGGCAGAGGCAACGAGAGGAATGCTTGAAGAAGGGCTTGGAGGGATAAAAAAAGCAACAAGCACTAAAGGAAATACAGCAACAACTAACAATTCAACAACAAATAAAGGTAATAATAAAATTGTTTTTTCTCCTACAATAGTTATTAAAAGCACAGGAGAAAATGACAATGGACTTGAAAATAAAATAAAAAGAGTTTTAAGAGAATTTTTTGAAGACAGCTTCGCAATGATGGGAGGATAAGATAATGGATTTTAGCAATTTAAATGCAATGAAAAATAGTAATCTAGGAAAAAAAGCATATAGCAAAGGGTACAGCATGGGATTAAATACTATGCTGGGAACAGCAGGAGCTGGCGTGTATGGAATTGCTCTTGCTTATTCGGATCAAGTGAATAGTTTTTTTCAAAATAGATTTGGCTTTAAACTCTTTGAAGACGCTGACAGATGTAAAATTAATGATATTCCACTTGAATGGGTGCAGATAACGAGCGATGACAGAAGTAGCAGTGTAAAGACACATTCGCTTGAAGACAGGGACAGCACATTAATAAGTAGCAATGTGTCACATGGAAACAGAAAATACAATATCTCTGTTTTGCTTACTCAGATAGGAACTGAAAATCCTGAGGCAGTGTATGCCGAAATAGTGGAACTGTGGCAGAAAAAGAAACTCTGTACAATATCAACAAATGAAACAATAGAAGATATGATTATCACTAAAGTTTCAAGGAATTACGAACATCAGACGGCTATAAAATTTGAAATAGACTTTGAAGTTCTTGAATTTGCTTATCTTATGAAAAAAGGTCAAGTACTTGAAGCTGAAAAAACTGTTTTAAAAGAAGAACAAAAAACAGGAGTAGCAGGAACAAAAAACAGTGGCATTAATTTTGGAGGATTTTTAGCATGAGAATTGAAATAGATAAAAATAAAATTCCATATGTTTTTACATTTAAAAGCAGTAATAAAATTTATTTGCTTAGAATAAAACATTTTAAAGCAAATAATCATATTTATATTGACATAATGGACGAAAATGGAGAAATATTGCTTGAAAATGAAAAACTTATATGCGGAAGACCGCTCGGCTGGTTCATTCTCAAAGATGACAATAAAAATATCAATAATGATTTTGTTAACTGCTATATAGTTCCTCTTGCACAGGATAATAAAGAAATTCCAGTCACTCTTGAAAATTTTTGTGAGTCTGTTTTTTTAGAATATTTTGACTTAAAAGAAGGAAAAGAAAATGCTAAATAAATTATTTTTAGAACGAACTGAATTTAAAATTGAAACAGATGAAGGCGACTTGAATTTTATTTCCCCGAAAGATTATAACTTAAAAGATATACAAATAATTAACGGAGTAGAAATAAAATGGAGCTATAAATCTGTCAATGAAGAACCAAATGAATTTAACATCGAAATACATGGACTGACAAATACTACAATAGCTAAAATCAAGCTTAAAAACAATGTCAGACTTGTTGCAGGATACGGTACAGATATTGGAGAAATAGCAAGTGGAATAATCACTAAAAAGGAAGTGGAAAAAGGAACTTTAAAGCTTAAATGCCGAGAAGTCCCAGCTGATTTTAAAAAGCTTGTAAGCTCCGCATATGCTCCTGGAACTAATGCAAGTACAATAATCAATGATTTGGCTAGTAAATGCGGATTTACTGTGAAGCAATGTGAATTAAAGACCGATAAAGTCTACAGCATAGGCGAAAGTATATTGGGTAGTGGTTTATATGAAATAAGTCAGATTGTCAAGGATTGTAACAGTCAAATGACAACAAAAAATGATTTTATTTATATTTATCATGATGAAGTTGATACTGAAAAAGTCATTAAATTGAGTTATCAGAGCGGACTACTGGAAGAACCTAAACCTCAAAATATCGAAGAAATAAGCTATAAAGTTGAAAAGAAAAAAGAGGAAAAAACAACAAAAAAAAGCAAAAAAACAGAAGAAAAAAAAGAAACAGGAAAAGAAGAGCTTAAATATGATTATGAAGTCAAAAGCTTATTGATTTATCAGCTAAAAAAAGGAGATTTAATAGAACTTTTAAGCAATGAAATATCTACGATATGTCAAATAGTTGAAATTAGTGATATAAGTGATTTTGTAATGAATTTAAAAGTAAGAGTGGTAAATAATGCTTCTGATATAGAAAAAAACAATGCTGAACTAAAAGAAAAGAAGTCAACTGAAAATAATAAAGGAAAAAGTACTCAAACTAAAAGAAAGGGGAAAAAGTAATGGAAGATTATATAAAATCCATGATTGGAAGAATAGATACTTCTGTAATTGCTAAAATAACAAAAGTATACTCGAACGGATTTATAGATGTTGAGCCTGTCGCTGAATATAAGGAAGTTAATTTACCCCCTATTTTACACGTTCCAATGTGCCAGATTGGAAACAGGAACATAAATATCAAGTTAAATTTTAAAGCTGGAGATATTGTTCCACTGCTTATATGTAGCAGGGATATAAGCGGATATATTACTAAAGAAACTAGCATTGTTAATACTAATAAAAGACATAATCTGACAAACGCTATTGCTTTGCCAATTTTAATTTCTACTGATCCGACTGCTGTGGATATTCCTGAAAGCATAGAAATAAACGGCGATGTTGTTTTAAATGGTAATTTAACTGTAAACGGAAATACTGAAATAACAGGAAAATTAAAAGTTGGAAGTATTGAAAGCGGACCAATTAAAGCAGAAAGCGTTGATACTGATAATGGAGTGAGCAAAGGCGGAACTCCTTATATACATCCGTAGGAGTGTGATTTATGGATATAAAACTAAACAATGCAACAGGAGAAATATATGTCGAAAATGGAGATGTACAGTTTTTTAAAGTTAGAGAAAAGTATTTTGAAGTTATTCAGCAAATAGTCTTAATGTTGCATATAAGAGAGGGAGAGCTGGACTATGACACAGAATATGGCTTGAACTTTGAAAAGCTCTTTGGAACACATGGAAACGAAAATGAAGTGATAGAGCATATAAGAAATAAAATCTACAATAATTTTAAGGATTATTTGAAAAGTTGCTTTGTTGAAGTCTATGAGTTTGAAAATAGGAAATTGAAAATAAATATAGGGCTTGTATTTGCTGATGATGAAAAAATGCTAATGGAAGGGGTTGGTATAGGTTGGCGAGAATAACAGTTAACACAGTACAGGACAATATGAATGTATTGAATAATGAACTTAAATCATTACTTAAAGATGACTATTCTAACGATAAACGGAGTGCTTGGTTTATGCTTATGTTCCCTGTTGCTAGACTTATGAGAGTTAAAATGGAACGTCAGCAGATACAGGCAGATAAAATGAATTTGCTGAACTGTGAGGGAATAGAAATAGATGAACATCTTTCAAATAGTCCATTTTTCTTTAAGAGAAAACAGGAAAGTAAGTCTACTGTAAATATAGAACTTATAGGCGGATTAAATGTTCCTCTTGAAATAGGAGATGTTATTGTTGAAGCAAATGACGGAACAAGATATACACTTTCAGAAAATGGAACGCTGAATAATAAGACAACTTTTAAATTTGAATGTGATATTGCTGGAGAACAAGGGAACAAGGAAATAGGAAGTATTATAAAACTTGTTAAAGTGGTTAACGGTGTATATGATTTTAAGCAAAATGAAGTTGCAGCTGGAGGACAGGAACAGGAAACAGATAACGCTTATATAGAGCGTTGGTTTCTAAGCAGAAACGAAAGTGAATGGAATTTGGACGGAATAAGAGCTGAAATTCTAAAACAAGAGGGTGTTAAATCTGTCTATGCTGATGAAAATAAAACTATGACAGTTGATAGTAAAGGCTTAGAACCGAAATCAATTGTTTTAATAGTAGATGGTGGAAGAAATGAGGATATAGCAAAAGCAATATGGAAAAAAAAGGATCAGGCTATTCAAATGAACGGAGATACTGTTGTAACTGTCAAGGATAATCAGGGAATAGACAGGGAAGTGAGATTTTACAGACCGAAGAAAAGAGAAGTACAGGTAAAAATCGACTTTCAAAAAGCTGACGGAACAAATATTCTTGAAGAAAATTTGAGAGATATTGTTAAGGAATACATAAAATCTGTAAAAGTAGGGGAGTATATAACTTCTTATAAATGCGAAAGTGAATTTATAAGAACAGTATATTCGGCAGAAAAGCTTTTAAATATAGATGTTTCTTTCAAGCTAAAAGAAACAGCAGGAAATAATTTTGTCAAAGTATTGAAATTAGGTTTTAACGAGGTGGCGGAGTATGCAGAATAATTATGATTATTTACTGTCTAAATGCCCCTGGTGGCTTAAAAAAAACGAAAATGTACAGGCGTTTTATAAAGCTGTAGCAAAACTTTTTGATGAAATTGATAACATTTATAATTTGCTAGAGAAACAATATTTGGTGGAATATGCTTCAGGAGAGTTTTTGGACGACTTAGGTATTAAATTTAATGTCAGCAGAAACGGACAAACTGATGACAGATACAGAAACAGAATCAAACTTGCTATGAGGAAATATAAGTTAATTCCAAATTTGGAAACAATAAGTAATATTGGTGAAATGTTTACAGGATTAACTCCAGTCATAGAGTTGAATACTAATAACGAACATGCTCTATATGATGTCAAATTTGTAAGTGACAGAGATTATGATTACAGCCTGATTGATGAACTGAATTTGAACAGTATTGTTGGCGGTGGAGTTAAAGTAAATACTTCAAAATGTTTGGATAATTACATAGTTGGAATGAGATTTGGGAGCAGGGCATTAGGGCAAAATGCAATAAAAAATGAAGTTAAAAGAAATCCAGTATGCAATTTCGCATATTCAAAATTTGGAAGATTTGGAAGAAATAACTTAGGTCAGTATGATCTAGGAAAAGATAATGTGATTAATTTAAAATAAGGAGGTAACATGGCTAAATTAACGAAATTTAAAGCACAACAAGTTGAATTTCCAACTCATTATAAAGTGGAAGATACAAATAGAGGAGATACTAAGATTAAAAACATAATTCCAGCTTTTGGAACTATAAGAGAAAACGGAACTCCTGAAACTGAGGAGATATATAACGGATTGCAGCTTGGAAACGTTCATACATTACAGGCAAATAAAACAACAAATTTGAATATAGATTATTATGTATGCAATTTAGACGGATTAACAGAATTTGGGCTAAACAATGACTTGAAATTAAGAATAAATGTTGATACTAAAAATACAAATACAACAACAAAATTAAGGCTAAATAATGTTGATTATACATTGCTGAAAGAATACAACGGAACTTTAAAGCAAATTGAGGCTGGAGACTTTAAACCTAACAAGTCATATGAATTAGCATATAATGGAAATCAATTTGTAATAATAAATATCATGGAATATGGAACAGAAACAGACACAGTTTTAGAGGGAAAAAGACTGGCAGAAATAATAGGTCTTGAATTTGGTGGGAATATTCAGGACGCAGGAGCGAAAGTCACTGGGAAGTTTTACTATGATAAGGCTTTAAAGTACTACTACGAGTGCATTGCAAATAATAGCCTTACATATAATGATGGCTCAAAATTTAGGGCTATATCTAATAAGCCACTTTCGGATAAATTGGAAAATTTATACAAAGTTCAGCAAGCAAAACTTTACGTGCATGCGGAAGCAATAGGGCAAGGCAGAACTACATGTAATATTGTAGAAAAAGTTGGAAGTATAGTAACTATAATATTTGATAGTGGGAATGCTCTAAGAAATATCAATGATAACACTGTAATTTTCCAAATCCCTGACGGTTTTAAGCCAAAAACATTTTTGTCCGTAAACGCTTCGCAATATAACACTTCGAACGGAACGGTATATATTGAACCTAGCGGAATTGGTAAATGGAAAGGTGCAACAGTCAATTCTGCTAGTATTATTTTTTCAGTTAGCTATATTGTTTAATTTAAGTTTATTTGGCTAAATATACTGCATTAATATATAAAGCGGAGCTTGTTCTTGCCCCACGCCACACTACATTACCATTTGTTTCTATGTGTGCGGCTCCACCACTGGCAGAATTAATTATTCCAACTGAAACTGGAGTTAAGAACTTTGGACGGAATTTTTCAGGGATATTAAAAAGCACTTCTCCGTAATTCCGACCGTTATAAACTTCGTTGGAATCTACAGTCAGAATACAAATATTTCCAATTTTGTGAATTACTCCGACCGTGAGCCTTGAATCTATCGAATAGCTTTCAACACTGGATAAATTTTCCAATTTATACAAATTTGGAAACAAAAAAATAAATAATAAAAAATATTAGGAGGAATAATAATGATAATTTACATTTATGACAAAAACTCTTTAGAGTTAATAGCACAGCCAATGACACTCGGTGTCGAAAAATTTAAGGAAGACCCAGCTTTATTTTTTCCAGATTGGAATTCAGAAACAATGGTTTTTTCAACATCGTTGCTTATAAATCCTGTCATAGACACAGAAACAGGTGAACTAAGGGAAATGAACGAATATGAGCAAATTGTTGCGGAGAAATTATTTTTGGCAGATGGAGAGTATTTAGACGAAAAAACAAAGTCCGTTAAAAGAATTCCTAAGCCGAACGATTGGAGTGTCTGGGATAGGGAAAACAAAAAATGGAAAGTGGATAATAATCTGCTAAACGAAAGAAAAAAAGAACTTAAAAACAAGCTTTTGCAGGACTTGGCAGAAGCAAAATCAAATTACTTGAATCAGACAATTTCTGTTGATAAAAATGGCAAAAAATACACATTTGAAAATAGCGAAAAAAATAGAAATAGATTGTCTCTAAAAATTTCATTAATGTGGGTGCTAGAACAGGATAAAATAGAAAAAGTGAAAGCACAGAACAATAAAGGACTTATTGAATTTATAGAATTAAATAAAGCAGAATTAAAAGTTCTATCTAAAAAAATACAGGACATTATAGAAATTGCAGATATAGCAGAACAAACAGCAGTAACTGGTCTTGAAAGATACAGCATAGAGCAACTAATGGAATTAGATGTTAATGATTTTTTTAAGAATTAGAAAAGAGGTGATGTAAATGGATAGATTTCAAAAGATATTTGATTATCTATTAAAAGTTGAAGGGGGGTATAGTGACGACAAGTATGATTCAGGAGGAAAAACAAAGTACGGAATAATTGAGGTTGAAGCTCGTAGATATGGCTATAAAGGTCATATGAGAGATATGCCGATTGAAGTTGCACGTGATATATATGACAAAAAATATTATCACGGGAACAGATTGAATGAAGTAGTCAATGACAAGATAGCATTATCCATATGTGACTGGATTGTTAATAGCGAGACATGGGGTGCTAAAAAGGCACAACAGGCTCTTAATATTGTCAATGGGTCCGAATTAGTTGTAGATGGTAAAATCGGAAATCAGACGCTATTTGCATTAAATCATGTAGACGCTGACAATTTTTTACAAGTTTACCACGAATTACAACGTAGATTTTACCGCAGCATTGTCGCCAGCAGACCAACGCAGAGAGTTTTTTTAAAAGGATGGCTTAACAGAGTAGCTCGAAAGGAAAAATTCATAGAAGACAATTTTTAAGACTTAATTTTTCGAAATTTTAAGTCTAAAAAATTTTTTAGACTCAAAAAATTGAAAAACTGAGTCTAACGAAAAAACAAACCTCTGTATTTTAATTTTAAGCGTTCTAAATTGATTTTAGGTATAAAAAAAACTCAAAGAAACAAAAAAATTAAAATTTAAGCCTATTACGTGGCTTAAAACGTAAATTAAATAAAAAAGACAAGGGAGTTGAAAAAAATGAAAGAATTTTTATTACAAGTGGCAAACGTATCAGGACAAAATGCATTAAATTTAATAGGAGTAACAGCTGGAACTTACTTAGTTACAATCTTAGGAAAAGGATTTATCAAACTTTATAAATTTTTGATAAATAGAAAAGTAGTTAAATTGGTTACAAAATTTATACCGCAGGGAATAGCCTTCGGAGATATTCTCAAAGGCACAAAACCAAACGAGGAAGTATTATTTCAAGCTGTCTTAAGAGTACAGAATTTGGTGTTAAAAGCATTCCCTCCGAGGTTAAGACCGACTGTTGACAGATTAATTGATGAACATGCAATAGCAAGAGAAATCGAAAGAGCCTTGAATGAAGACAAAATAGTGGGTTTAGCAAAGCCGACAGCGGTGGAAGAATAAAAGCTACTGTCGGAGAGAAAATAGAAAAAGTAACTGAACAGGCTACGGAAAAAGCAATTGATAAAGCAATTGAAAAAGTAGTGGAGAGTGTAAAACTCTCTGCTACTGATAACAAGATTAATTTTAATGTTATTGACTATAAGCGTGATTACAGCCGTAGCAACATATATGCTGACATCAATTATAAAGATAACTTCAAAGGCGATAGGGAGTTGCTGGCACGGGCAGGAATTATCTACTATTTAGACAGAAAGTAGGCAAAAATGGAAAGTACAAAAAATATTTTTCTTTATATAGAAAATCATGGTTTAAGTCTTGTTATTGTTGTAATGCTTGGCATAGGTCTTTGGCGATATGTTGTGCCTTACATCAAAAAACAAACGGAAACAATGGAAACGATCAAGACATTTTTTGAGAATCATAATAAAGGAGTGATTTCAGGAAAAGCTCTTGAATTAATGCTGGAGCTACAAGCGAAAGCTTTAAGGTGGAGCATAGAAAATAAATATATTTTTTTCATTCAGAATAATAATATTAAAAACAGGTATAACAACATAATATTTGAGATTGACAACTATCTCAATGTTAAAATGCTAAAATTTGAGGATGAACTGAAAGATATTACTGACAAAATTGCTTTTAAAGTTTTTTTTGAAATTTTTCAAGATTCTGTTTTGGAGTTAAAAAAAGAATTAGACATGATATTGCAAGCGTTAAAAGAAGAACAGACAGAACAATCAGACTATGAAGTGGCAAAAAGAACTATTAAGCAGCATGCAGAACATTTTCAAAACAATTTAATAAAAAGAATAAAAGAGTTAACAGATTAAAAGCAGGAAGAAGTTTCTGCTTTTTTTGTAAAAAAATAAAAATATTTTATCAAAAACGCTTGTATTTTACATAAAAATATGTTACTATATATATGTAGAAAGGAGGTGGAAAGATAAATGGCTAAAACAAAAAGAGCAATAAAGGAAATTACAATTGAGTTCAGGTTAATTCCTTTAAAGCTCTACATCAAAATTGTGTTTAAATAGGTTTTGGGGCATTTGCCCCTGACCTATAAGCCATTATATCAGAAAATACTATGAAAATCAATTTTAGAATAAAATCAGGCTGGAAAGAGGCAACGACATCTGAAAAAATAGTTGGTATTGCGACTTGGGTAGTAATTTTAAGTATTATAATATATTTTATATGGAGGTAGCATGGAAGAAAAAAAAGAAACCAGGGGGGCTAAAAAAGGCAGACCAAAACCCCTAGGAAGTGGAAGAAAAAAAACATCAGATCCAAAACGTGATAAAGCTTTTACTGTAAGATTTACAGCAAAAGAATTGGAATTTGTAAATGAAAAACTTAAAAAAACTGGAGGAAGTAAGCCAGACGCATTGTTGAAAATATTAAAATATCAGGTATAATAAAAATATAAAATTAGAGGAGTTGGCAGATATGAAAGTATTAGAAAATAAAATAATTGAAGATGTGAGACATACGATTCTTAAAGAAGATTTAGATGATTTAAAAGATAATGGGAAACTGGACGATCACTTTCAAAACGAATTAAATATATTTAGCTTTTTTAGAGAACAATTTAAAATGCATGAAATAACAAAGAAATACATTTCGACTTTTGCGAAAATACTAAATATAATATCAGAAAAAGATTTCACTGAAGAAAACTTAGAAGAGTTGAGAGAAACTTTTTTAAAAAAAGAAGAAATGCTAAAAGACTTTTACACACATGACATTTTAGGAAGAGAGTTAATAATAAATGAACATGGGATTTTGCAAATAAAAGATAAATTTGAACAATTGAGTTTTAGTATTTACGAGTACATGATAAAACAGTACAATGAACTTGAAAATAAAACTGAAGAAGAAAAGAAAGAACTTCTTTTAAAAACTTCGCTTATACATAATTATTTAAGAGAAAATAGTTTTGCAGCTGTAGCGGATGCAGTTGCTGATGTAAAGCTGGCATGTAAATAATAAAAATACCCCTTGACTTTTTAAAGAAAAGGGGTATAATTTATTATATTAATAGTAGCATAATGTAATGTGAATATTATTGTTTGTTATAATTAGTAATTTTAATAGTAGCATTTTGTAATGTAAATATTGTAGTTTGTTATTATTTATTATTTTAATAGTGCATAGTGTATAGAGCCTTAATTGGCTCTTTTTTGTTTTTTGAGGTATAATTAAAATAAAAGAGGGAGAAAACGGCATGAAATATAGAGGATATAAAATTGTAAAAACGGACAGTAAAAGACCGTATGAGTGTGAGGAGTTAGGGCTAAAGGCTAACACACTTGAAGATATGATCAGAATGATTTGTAAAGCTAAAAAGACAAGAGTAAAGGCTGTAGATGACTTTTTACAGGCAAAAAGAAGGATGTTCCAAATCTACATGAATCAAATGGAAGGTGAAATATTTTCTAACACTTTAAACGAAATAAAGAAAAATCATAATTTAAGTAATAATAAAGAAGCTTTGTTGTTTCTCATTAACTTATATAGAGTGAAATAATGTTGCTGTTGCATTGTTTAGTGTTCTATGTTAAAATAAAGAAGTACATGTTCAATTAAAAAAATGGAGACATTTTGGAGACAAAAAAAGAAAAATACACTAAAATAGATAAAAAAAGATAGTATAAAAAGAGTAAGAAAAAGCAGAAAAAATCGAGTTTTGTTCTGAAAAGTAAAGTTTTAAAACAGACCTCACAGGTACGCCATTTTTTTTAATCGATTAAGGGAATAAAAGGGATAGAATAACAGGGGATATATAAAATTGGGGGATAAATGAAAAATAATGAGGGACACAGGGGAAGACTGAGAAACAGATTTTTAATGTCAGGGTTGTCAGGATTTCAGGATTATGAAATTTTAGAATTACTTCTGACTTATGTTATTGTAAGAAAAGATTGTAAGGAAATTGCAAAAGAATTACTCGAAAAATATGGAGATTTGTATACATTACTGAAGCAGTCTCCTAAAGAACTGGAAAAAAATAAATATATAACTGAAAGAACTGCAATATTTTTTAAAATGCTGTTTTCCATAATTGAAAGGCAGTTATATCTAAAAATACACAATGAGAAAATTACTATTTCAAGTAATGTTCAGCTACTGGATTATTTAAAATTTTCTCTGTTAAACAGGGAAATTGAAGTATTTAAAGTACTGTTTTTAAATACTCAGAATGAACTTCTGAAGGAAGAGGAACTATTTAAAGGAACAATTGACAGAAGTACTGTCTATATAAGGGAATTAATAAAAAAAATACTGAATTACAATGCAAAATCAGTAATTCTGGTGCACAATCATCCGGCAGGTTCATTAAGACCGTCACAGGCTGATATTGCACTAACGAGAAAAGTCAAGGAGATATTTGAAGGAATAGAGATACGTTTACTGGATCATATAATAATAAGTGAGAAAGGATATTTCAGTTTTTTAGAGGGTGGAATT